TCACTTGAGGGCTTTCTCTTCTGGCCAAACTTCACTTAATCTTTCGACATCAATTGCGTGGCCATCTGCTTTTTCTGCCGTGGTTGGATATTTTTTAAGTAATTCACAATTGGCACATGTACTCAGGTCACACGCCAGAAAGCAACGTAGAATTACTTCAGTTGGGATGGATTGTTGACGATAAGCGATTGAGAATTTTAATAGTGGATATGAAATCATTAATAAAAATAAATTAATTAATTTAAAAATTCTTTAACTGTTTCACAGCTCAATCGATATCTACTAGGGAGATCAGTTCGACTACCTGATACAAAATCACTAGCATCTATATCATATTCTAATTCACCATTTTCTATTTTAGCTGGTAAATTAACTGATCGATCACTTAACCAATCTGTTTCTTTCCAGTTTGTCCAGTGACCATATTGTAAGGTTCTACCTGCTTTACCATCCATTTTTGCAAGTAAAATTCCTTTCCACGATACTCCGTTCAGTCTGTCCACTTCATTAACTCTAAAAGTTTGGAAATAAATTGTTGGTTTTGGTGTCATTATTTCTTTTAACTCTACCGATCTAAATCTATAAAACACTCTACCTTCACATTGAGCAATATGGGGATTAATGTACTCAATCATTTGCTTCATTGCTTTTTTTTCTTGCTCGCTGAGATTACTATATTGGACTTGTGTAGCAGGTTTATTACTATATGCCCGTGCATATCGAAAATCTTTAACTGAATATGCCGATGTTACTGAACTTAAAAAAAACAGTATTGAGAAAATAAAAAATCTATTCATACCCCTCTCCAAAATATTGAAATTTAATTGAGCAATATATACATTCAAGGACAAATTAACTATTTTTTTTACCGATTAGTCAAAATTAAAATATGTAATTTATCGCGAGCTTAAATTTACAAATAATGCTCTCAATATTATTGAGAGGGCTATGTTATAAAGCATATTTAGATGTTTTATGATGTTACCTATTTAATCAAAACCATCGCCACAGCTTTAGCAGCAGTCCAGTATTTTGCATTAAATTGCGCTAACTCAGCTTCATTGGAAATAAAACCAAGTTCTACAATTAGACCGCCATTGCTGATAAAGCCAAGTTTTCCACGTGCTGACTGGCTTTGGTCAATCCAACCGTCATCACCACGCAATCGGGACCCAAAAACATCAGCTACAGCTTTCGATAAATCTTGAGCTAATTTTTTATCTTTGGGTAATGCAATGGTTTCAATGCCATTCGCTTGCTTTGATGCTGCAGCATTCATATGGAATTCAACAGCTACAGATGAACCTTTAATGAGCTTGATGGCGGCATTTAAATCCTGATTGAGTGTGCCCACCCCATCCGTTTTATATTGAATACCTGCCTCACGTAAATAATATGCGACTGCATTGCGAAATTGAGAAACCAGTTCAGCCTCTTTAAATTTGCCATTTACTGCGCCCGGATCTTTATTGGAATGCCCTGCTGTGACTGTGACAAATTGATTTACTCCATGCAATTCAGGTTGTTTTTTCAAGCGAGCAAGGACCATGGCCACGCCCACAAAACAACCTACATATTCTTGCCACTGTTCAGGAATAAGATTTTTTAAGTCCTGCGGGATGATATTCCAAAGCCCTAAAAACTGTTCTGAGAATAAAATCAGGGCGTAAAAAAAGGCGCTAATTGCGCCTACTTGTACTGACTTGAGTTTCCAAGCCTGCTTCCAGTTATCGATTAGTTTCATTTGCACTCTCTCTGTAATTGCGTTCATATTGTTTGTTACGGATTTCTTCCAAGATTCGAAGCGTTTGGTCAGATTGTTTTTCAAGGACTTCTATACTTTGACTGTTGGCCATGGTTTGAGTATTCACCATGTCGGTTTTTGCGGTCTGGTTATTCCAGGCAAAACCAAAGGCACTAATCAAAGCAATCCCACCCCAGCGTACAAGATTGGTGATGCTATCAATTTTGGTTTTGCTCTCACTTAGCACTCGAATCTGAAGATCGAATTCTTTGAATTTTGGCTCAATATCATTACGCACCTGCTTTAATTCACTCTTAAAGTTTGACTTGGCTCGATCCAATTCATCCTGCAGGTTGTCTCGGGTTTGAGATAAATCATTCCGTGTTTGCTGATGCTCTTTATTGAGTTGCTCAAGCTGCATATTCATGCGGTCAAGCTTTTGAGGCATCTCAGCTAATTTTTCCAGACTTTTTCCAAGATCATTAATCTTGTCTGAAATAACAATCAACTGTCCGGCAGTGGCTATGGGTGGATCAGATGAGTAGTCATTTGACATTACGCCCCCTAAATTTTGGCAATAAAAAAGCACCCGAAGGTGCATTGTGTTGAATGGTTTTTAAACTTCGATTCGAACTACTCTTCCTTCTGGTGCTGGGCGCTTAATCTCATTATTGGATACAAATACCCGGGTACCATTTGTGTATTTAGTAGTGCTGGTACATAAGACTAATCCGCTACCGTCAACCACTAAAACCTTGTAATTTGGATGATCTGCGGAAGTAATCGTACCAATGAACTCGGGGCTTTTGGGAAGTAAATCAATTAAACGCTGCAATGGATTACTCACGGTTGACGCTCTCCACTTTAATACTTTGATTAATTACTGCATGATTGAATGAAACATTCACACTTTCCACAGTACCCCACCATTCCGCATTAAAAGCCACTATGTCACTTGGGGCACATTCACCAGTATTTGCATTTACAGGCATAACCAGACTATGGGTTTCAATCATGCCAGCCTTGGCTAGAGCTGCCTTTCCATATGCTCCCATACTTTCAACCGTAAATAGTGGGTTGTTGACTGTCTCTAGCAAGGTGTTAGCTGATGTACCTGTCCGCCTCACCTGTCCACTCAACTGGCCACGATCATTAGTCAAAGTGATCCCGTTATAATCCGGATAAGGCTGACAATCAGTGGATTGATCGGTAACCAAGCTTTCCGGAATCAGGCGATCATATTCTTCAATTGCAATCGAATCCCAAAAAGTCTTTTTATACTTGGGCTTGATCGTAATGGTATTGTTCCCCTTTTCACTACATACAAAGCCACCAGCACTTTCGGCAATCATCTTGATAACAGCAATAGGGGGCATGCTTGAGTAACTTAGGCTGCCGCTCGGTAGGATCCAACTGAGTTCATCTATCAATTCCCACTTCATTTGCGTTGAACTATTCACTCGATCCAGTTCAGCCTGGCACAATTGTCGCGCTGTACGCTCATTCTCCTGAGTAAATGACCGTGCGGGCGCATAAGGCGCATCAAGTAATGCTGACTGGCTACGGCCCTTTAATACATAGGTGATTTCGGCAAAACGTCTTGAACGGCTTCGATTTTCGAGCAACATATGATGCTCATTGCCGTTTACCAAAATTTTCAAGATCACCGGCTGACCATTGATCGGTTTAAGCTTGGGTATCTCGCTCGCCGGTACTATCAGGCTATATGACCAGCACCAGCCATTGCGATCCGCGCTGTAATTGCCATCATAAACAAGGATATTTTGACCATTGTCCAGACGGCTTACTGATAATTCATTCACGATATACCACCAGTTTTGATTCGGTAAACCAGGAATGCAGTCATCATCCCCAAAATTTAAAATAAGATTTTGTACGTCCTGTTCATCACATAAACAGTTAAAATTTAGGTCATTGTTGCCTTCGTATTGCGGAGGTTCTGGTTTTGGCCAAGGTAAAACCGGATGCTTGCGGTAATGGATGGCCTTGGCTTTATCCCAAGCGATTTCACTAGTTGTGATCAGCTCAAGACCTTTATCCCACTCAAATGAAAAATGCTTTTCAAAGACGTGGGCTACTTGATGGGAGTAAGTAAAAGTCTTGCGTTTACGGACCAGTTCAACCCAATCTGTATTTCGGCTAATTCTTAATTTTTCTGATTCTTCAAATACCAAAGTTTTAGAGATAACCAGACGCTCATTTTCCCGCCATTTCAGATAAGCACTACGCGACAGCCCTGTGGTTTGCTCATGAATAACTTGAATGGTGCGTTGTAGTGTATTCGCATTATCAAATTCAACTGATGCATGGTTGCTTAAGCCCAGACTGCGTTCAAAATAAAAGGCACTGTTATGTGCCCTTAGAATGGGTTTAGCCCATGGCGTATCCATCTGGATGGCTTTAAATAATGCCTTCTGGAACTTGGCACCAAACTGACCAGATACACCAACAATAAAGTTCAGGTCAAAACGATCACTAAATTGCCCTAGCACACCGGTATTAATGACTGCTCGTATTTTTCGCAGATAGCTAATCGTTTGCTTACCAGAAATCCTTGGATTGATGCCGGTTTTGATTGAGGCCAACACTTGCTCTTTGGCTGAACTACTTTGCTTGCCATGGATCCTACTAATCACACTTAAATTGATTAATCCATTAACAGCATTGCTACTGGCAGAATCCCCAAAGTTTAAGTCTGTAGAACTGGAAACCGGCTCATTAAAATCAAGAATTAAGTTATGCGCATCCGGTGGCGTATAGTTCGACACATGCTCACCTCATTAAACTGATGGGAAAAATTCAATTGAGTCCAGATCGTATGAAGCCCCCATCACCAGATCAACGGTATCAAGCGCCATATCCACAATGCAATCGAAGTCCATCACAGCTATTCCCTCACCATTATAAAGTCGTGCCCAGGCTACTTTTCCTGTCTTCACAATAGTGCCTTCACCAGTAGGATATAGTTCAATGCTGCTATTTTTCAGCCGCTTAAAGCTGGGTTTGGGCAGCTCCATGGTCACCAGTCGGGCTGCTTCATTCGCCGGAACAGTGGTATCTGTAGGTTTGTTATCATCATAAAAAACAAAGGTAGCATTTGCGCTACCTTGGTCAATAAAAAAGGTTAATGCCTGCAGCATCGAAAGCCCGGCATTCAAAGAAGGTGTAATCATTTTGGCACCACGTTATCTTTAATGACTGCGTTAAACTGAAGCCTTGGATGATGGGCGACAATAAAGAATCGCTCCTCATCATTTAAATTATAAAAGGCGTAATGACCTTGAGGATCTGTTGCAACTTCAGCCATTAAGTGACCAGATTTACGTTCAAACAGGCGTACCCGGCAAGGCAGTGGCGCTTTCTTTTCCTGAACCTGACCTTTGATTGATTTAGCATCAGCAGTTTTAAAGGCAATATTGTTTTTGAATACCAGTGTAGTCGGCCGATCTATCTTGACTGCCATTAGGCTTCTCCTAGATCAAACATCACCATACCCGAAGGGCGACTCGCGTCACCGTAAATTTCTTTAGCTATGAATACTCGACCAGATTGTTCTACTAGTTGTAAATCTGCATATAACGTTTTATGCGGAATCGTTTTAATCAGTGGCAAAAAGCCGCGGGGTAAAAACTGTGATGTATCCAAGATTTCCATTAATAGTGGAGATTGCAATATGACCCCACCAATCTTGTCTGCTGGCGCTAAATAGCCATTAGTATTTCCACTTACAACAGGTGAGGATTCTATTGTCACTTTGCGCCCCACGGCCTGAGCATATGCTGACTTTTTATAGCCACGTTGTAGAAAAACACTTCGTCCAGGAGTGGGAGCTGCAGTATAGTTCGCATCTTCCGAACCTATCGAAATACCATTCGTAGCATAAGAGACCCGATAGCTGATGCCCTGTGCCGTTTCCCAGTAATTGGTTGCCAAAAGAAAATGATTAAAAGGATCATCATCCGCAATTGACTCAAACGCGCCAAAACCATAGCAATAAGCAAGATTTTTATGATTAAAAGGATCATCTAAATTTTGATCAATTGAATTCATAATATAGAATCCCGTATCCGTACCTACAACCAGCCAATCACCCGCTACAATAGAAAAATCGGCAAGACTTGTACTGTCTGGATAATATTCGCCTAATGCACAGTAATACCATTTGGCCCATCCATTCTTGATATTCAATCCACTTCCTGTGGGGTTCCAGTTACGCGTAGCTGCTGAAGCAATATAAGGCGCCTGTACCCCGGTCATGGTGTCAATATCTGTCATATTCTCGACAATACCGACCTTGGCATATTTCGCATAGTTGGTGCTATAACTTGAAATTCGCTCATCTACTACACGTAAAAAAGGCCTGTTCGGTAGAGACTCATCTTTCGAGCGAAAAGCAGCCCGACCGCCACCTAAAGCAGTCGTGCTTGAGAATGGTTTTTCAAAGCCAAGCGGTGCAAGCAAACAGTTAATTGTTCCGGTGGCATTGGCGACCGTTGCTGATGTATTCAGTTCAAACGTGATGGTATTTGTATTTACAATCTGCTTGATCTTAAAGTCACCATTAAATTCGGCTTGACTGGCTCCACTGATCCGGATGATCTGATGCTTCGTCAGGTTGTGTACCATACCAAAAGTCGCTGTTGCTGTGGTGCCACTGGCCGTAAGTGCGGCAACCGTTCCCACCTGAATGCCTGAAACTAAACATGCATCCAGCAGAGCAAGCATTGAACCCTGCACATTAAGTAGCTGCGGAGCATTGTTATTTTTTGAAGTGAAGAACTTGACTGTTTTGCCTGTGACCATTTTATTTATTCCATAAAAAAGACCGCCAGAAGCGGCCATATTTAACTTAATTTTTAGACTACGCGATCAATATCGCCACGCAGCATAATCTGGAACTCATCTGATAATACGGTTGGCTCTGACTGTTTCACGGTACGGATCACCCACACCGGAAACATGGCTGCAATCGTATTGAAACGGAGTACATTGCCACTAGTCCAACCCGCTCCCCATCCTTCTTTTTTTACAATAAAGTAAGGTGAATTGGTGACCGGATTGATTGGGGTGCAATCCGCATTGGTTGACCCGGTTCCCGCCAGTTGTCCAGTCGTTTCACCCACGATTCTAAAATTGGTATCACTGATAAAAACTAAAGCCCAACGTTCCTGTATAGCTCCCTTGTTTGTCACTTCAATCGGATACAAGGCATCATTATAATTTGCAGATATAGCCCCCTCAGAAGGCTGATCGTTCCAGATACTATTCCAGGTTTCTTGTACAAACTTGCCGGTATATCGTGACTGCATATCATCAATCACCAGTGCTGACCCTACCACCGTATCTTCATAACCATAGTTATGTGTCAGTGGCTTGGTAAATGTCAGTTGACCATTGATCTGCACGTCCCTGATTAAAAGCATGTCCTGATATCGATAATGCAATGTGAGCGGTGCGCTTAAATTATTTAGGGCAAAATCGCCACCTAAAGTCAGCTTGCCGTAATCATAATCAACGACATACATATCAAATGGAATCTTGATCCCGTCGGCATCTTTGATTTCAGCCCATGAAATACGCTGATCCGGTAAGTCGTAAACTTTACCTGCGACTTCATCTGGCAATTCAAAAGACTTACTCGCACTCACAATACCTATATCCCCAACCCGAAAAATCGGAACACGCCCATCTAGTGGTAGGCGGGTCGCTGACAGCCCCAAGATTTCAGAATCTAGTGGAATGTAAGTATAAGCCACCGCGTTATAACGTACTGAGGAAGCATCGACCCAGACCGGAACATTGATATAAGTATCTGCGCCTTCTGGATATTCAAGGAGTGGGTCATACCAGTCATTCGCCTCAATCTCAGCGCGGTTTGCTTCAGTTACTCTGGTTTTGGTGTAGAAGTAAATACTGACGAAACCTGTATCATAGCTAACCTTCCCATGCGCCCGGCTGGTTTCAATGACACCATTTTCATCTGCTGTCAGTGTGAGTTGTCCATATGCAAGTGTTCCAACTACCACGGTCAAAGACTGTGGCCGGATCGGGATAATTGGTGTTCTAAAATTGATTTTATTGACAGGTGGTAAGTCAGTTGTTGTGGTCAAGGACTCCAATGTAATCGTATTATCTGCATTGGGTGTCCATGAATCAATCTCAACCTTACCAGTACCATACTGAATTACACCCGATGCAATCCCGCTGTTATTTGAAGGATCCACATTGCGATAAAGCGTACCGGTACGATCCAGAAAGGTATCAGCGCCCACTTTAAAACGCGCTGAACCAGTTAAAATCTGTTCATCAAAGCCAGAAGATAAATCCAGTCGCAACTTATCACCGGTTACGATTTTAGAACTGGAATTCAATCCAGAGATGTCACGATACTTTACGGAGATATCAGTAGCTTGATACGATTTTAGCGTAAGCTCCTCGCCTTCGATCTTAGAGGTCTGCGGTAAATAAAAAGACATATAACCTCGCTTAAGCCGATCCATACACAGTGGTTGGTGTATAAATCTGAATGAATTCTTTTTTAATTAAAATGGGTGTGACCTCGACGGCCCCGCTGGTGTAATTGATGGTCCCTTGGATATCGCCAGTACGGGTGACCAGATTTCCTGTGCTGCTATTAATTGGTACATCGGTCAAAACCACTGTTCCTGGTGCATTCTTTACCGAATGATTTACAGGAATAGCCAGCTCAACACTATTAGGTTGAATGGCTGCACCAGTACCGATGGTAAAGCTGAGCTTTTGATTGCTGTCTGGCGATATTGCCGACTTGGTTTGACCAAGCTGAGTGCCAAAGTTATAAATCACGGTAAACTGGGTGTTTTTCTGCGGTAACTTACTCGGAATGATTTTACCCATGCCGGTGGCATAGTTAATCTCACCGGTTGCGTCACCAGTAAATTTGCCCTGTGCATTGCTGATTGCTGTTTTTGCTTCACCTTCTAGCAGCCAGTTCACTGTCACACCCGGTGCAATACCGGTTTGTCCCAAATTAAAATCAAACGCAGCTTTTTCAACACTTAAATTGGAGCGTACAAAAGTGACAATCGGTGTACCCCAGCTCAATAGAATAGGTGTGCCTACATCAGGTAAAGCACCAGTGGTGAGTAACCATGATCCGGTTTCGTAATTAATCACCCCTGAACCAAAGGATGAGCTCACACCCCTAAGCTGACCCGACCCATCATCTTTAAGTTCATAAAATTTGCCTTGTGACATATAAGAGATGGTCAGAGCACCAGGGGCTGGAATTGGAATCAAAACCCCTATCCAGTTGGTACTTTGATTAAGCTGAGTCACCGGGATTGCCTGACTTTGATAGTGCTGCATTGGTGCAGCTGCAGGCTTAAAAGTAATATCTAGATATTCGCTACTGCCGACCACAGCAGCAGTCCATTGAATTAAGCCACGCTGATAATCAATTGTTCCAACTTGGACACCTTGAATATTTTTTAATAATCCGCCCTGGTCCGAAATTTGTTGGCCCTGCAAAGTAAATGAAACACTTGACGGAATGACGGCCAAACCAATGTAAAGATTCTGACTCACATCAACCGTAATATTTGGATAATGGGCTGTAATGATTCCATTATTACCGGCCACCAGAACGACACTTTCACCTGCTGCATTAACGTCAAGAATTGGTGTTTCTGTTTGAGCAGATGGAACCAGTTGAGCAAAGATGCTCTTGGCATTGACTGTAAATTCCCCTACTTTGCCATCAGATGCAAGATTGCTTGAGGCATAGTACTTGCCAGTATCAGCAACAATTGTCTCGCGGATAATTGTTCTGGATTTTTCACCTTGATACCAGAGCTTTGCTGAAAGTCCAACAAAGTCCTGATCAAGTGCGTCACTAATCGAGTAAGTCGCTATCTTGTACTCAACCTCTTTACCATCAATCATTAGCTTGGCAATACGAGTTTCAACCTTGGTTAGACGCACGTATTGCTCATGTTCATGATCTTCACCTTCATCTGACACCAATACCAAGGTGCTCCCCACAGCACTCTCTGTTTCGCTTGGAAACATGGCAACCTGTAGTGTTTTCATGCCTTTGTAATGGGTATCAAGAGGTGTACCAGCGATTTGCCCACCCTTAGCTGAATAGTTCTCTACCCGGTTCTTGGCTGACTTGCGCTCATCTGTCCATGACTTGGTACTAAATAGCAAAGCAGAAACATTCGGGTCTTTGGGATTTTTCGAGATAAATACTGTTGCACCCATGAGTACTTCATTCCCTGCTGTTGTGACTGCAGGGAAGAATTTACGCATGGACACATCACCCATGGCACGGTTTAATTCAGAGATATCAGGGAGCAGGTTATTACTCTGGCCATCCTCAATCATCTGACCTGAATATTTACCGCCACCATCGTCTGTATCCATTAGGCGCTCTGATTTGTAGAGCACCAGATCTTTGGTTTCAATAGCCACTGTATAGCTCCCCTACTTCAATAAACCGCAATGTCACGTTGTAATAGTCATCCTCAGACACGGTTGGATGATCTTTTACAGGTCGCGCCTCTATAGCATTGGCTGCATGGTGAAATTTCACATTGAACTGCCGCTGGTCATGCGGATATTCAAAAGCTAATGTGAAGTTTTCACCTTGTAATAAAGAAAAGTCTTTAAGCTTGCTAACAATGTGTCGCTTGAGCCAGGCCATATTCTTGTCTGCAGTCAAAGTAATAGGCCGTCCAGATTTCCATTTTCCCTCCTGAATGATGGGGGTGCCATCAATGGCTGGTTTAATGTTCTGCTCAATTCTGTTCCATTCAAATTCATCAGCCCATAAAAAACCGTCCTCAAGTGGGACGGTTTCTGATGTAGATACACGTATTAATTTCATTAACTTCTCTTTTTAAGCATTTCAAATTCACTCAATAAGGCTTCCATGGCATCGCCATCATTTGGCGAACCATACAAAGTTACCGCTTTTCCGCCTGAATTAAATTCATATTTAACGGTTTTAGAAACATCGGTAGTGGTGGTTGCTGGTTTTGGCGCACTTACATTCGGTGCAAGGCTATTCACATCTACTGGCTTGGTTGAAGGGCCTGTTGACACAAGGCTACTGGCAGTCATTTGACGCATCAGCTCATTAATTTTGTTTGTACCGTGCTGAGTGGTTAAGCCTTTAGAGGCTGCATTATTGTACTCAGCATTAATTAATGCTTTGACTGCCAAACTTCCATCCTTGCCCAGACCTTGTTCTTTAGCGGCACGATCTGCTGACATTGCCTCAGACCAAATAGAGCCCGCCAATTTCTCAGCCTCTTTATCACTATAACCCTTACCCTTAAGCTGCGATAAAACATCAGCCTTGCTGTAAGAATCATAGTTATAGATGCCATTGCTTAATGAGTCACCTTGGCGCTTCCTTTCTGCATCAAAGTTTTTGGAGGCGGCTGCAACAGCTTCACTCCATGCCTCTGTGGATGATTTGGCTTCTTCACGCGCGATATTCCCTGCATGGCGATACCCATCACCAATTCTTTCGGCTGAATCTCTGACACGGTCGTTGGCACTGGTTAATTCATCCATTGATTTGACAGAGGCTTTGCCGGTGCTGTCAATTTGGACTTCTAACCCAAGTGATGCAGCCTTGGCATTGGTAGCCGCAATCACACTAGCATCACCAGAAGCTGCTGCAGCTTGCATTGCTCGCTCATAGGCTTGTCGTATTCCTTCTGCAGTTGCCTTGCCACTGACCTGAATAGTATTGAAGTCAGCTAATGCTGATTGAGCGGAATGTTTTAATTGCTCTCTGGTTTTAATGCCGAGGCGTTCAAAAGCTTGTTCAACAGGATCAAGGTCTGCCGGCAATCCTTTAATAACCTGACGAAGCGCCAGCATACCCATTTCAACCTGCTTAGCTGACATCTGCCCTGTTTTACCAAACTCTTGCAACTTAAGCATTGCAGCATCGACTTCATTCTGACTTTTTGCTGTCTCAAGCCACTTCAACCATGCTTGATAAATAGCATTTCCTGCTTTTTCGCCTTTAAAGCCGAGCTGCTCAACACCATTTGCAAAATCACTTAATACTTTTGAATTAGTATTAAAGGTTTCGGTTATGCCATTTTTTAACTCATAAAGATCAAGTTTTAATGTTGCTGCCGCTTTTCGAGCTTTATCTGTGGCATTAGCAGTGGATTCAGCCCCCTCCTTGTTTTGATTCCACGCCTCCACTCCAACTTTGCCTGATTCACCCAAGGTTACAATGTAACCCTTCGTCAGCAGATCAGCCTGCATTACGCCATCCATCACACCTTTGTTCGCAGCAATTGCGGCTTCAGCATAGGCTTGGACAGCACTTAGTTTTTCAGCTTCAGTGGTTTTCTTTCCATTGGCTTCAGTTTGTTGATCAGCAACCAAGCTTTCTAGTTTGGCTTTAGATGATGCAACTAATTCAGCATCTTTTTCTTTTTGAGTTTTGCTAATATCATTTATAGCTTCAATGCCTTTGGATTTAAATTCCATAGCACCGTTTGAGGCTTTTGTGTAGTACTCCTGAGCCTTAGCTGCAAGTTCTTCATATTCTTTTAATGCCTGATCTTTAGCATCGCCAAATAAAAGCTTGGATTTCCAGTAGGTAAATGCAGATGCAACATCATAAATTGCGCCAGTAAGCAGGTTTACACCAATACCAATTGCCGAAAAGCCATCACTAATAAATCCAATAACAACATTCAGCGCTTGTAATAATTTGGTGAAGCCACTCGTTTTATCAGATGCAGTTTCAAGACCGCTATTAAAGTTGAATATTTGAGATAAGGTGGTATTTAAGATATCAGATATTGCTTCAAAGGCTATTCCAACTGTAGAGCCAAGCTCTTTAATTGTGTTGTATGTGCTAATCAATGCCGCTTTCAAGGCTTCTATCGTTGCCGAGTCAACCTTCTTGAGTTGGTCACCAACCCAGACAAAGCCTTCACCAATATCATTCAAGACAATATCAAGATCTGCAATATTATCTGCAAGCACCACAAGCCAATCTGCAACGGTTGACGATGCGCCATTTGACTGATCCATCTTACCGATCAGGATTTCCCATGATGTTGTAATGCGTTGGAGCGCATTGCTAATTGTTGTTGGAAATTTATCGTAAGTTGCTTGAATTTGACCGGCTTGAGACTGGAGCGCCTTTACTACACGCTCTGCGCCTAGTTCGCCACTCTCAGCCATCTTGCGAAGTTCACCGGTCGTAACTCCAAGACCTTTTGCAAGTGCTTCAGCTACACCATAACCATTTTCCATCATGGAATTGAATTCTTCACCACGAAGAACACCGCCCTGCATGGCTTGAATGAATTGAGTGATTGCAGCTTCACTTTGCTGTGCAGTACCACCGCCAATTTGAATAGCCTGGGTTACGGTTTTGGTTAGATCTAACGCTTGTTGCTGCGTCATCCCCATATCTTTGCCGACAGTATTTAGTCGAGTAAATAGATCACCGGTAGCTTGTAGATTTGAGTTTGTTTGCAAGGCTACAAGATGTACGCCTGACATTGCCTGCTCAAAATTACCATTCTCTTTTGTTGCTTGCTGAATTCGCGCAGAAAGGCTTGAGTACTTATCGGCTGTTGCAACAAGACCCTGTACAGACACACCAACACCAACCGCAGCCATCGCAGCAACAAGTGCGTTTACAGCGAATTTAGCGCCATTCATACCCTGCTGTAGACCAGTGGTATTTGCCAACAGGTTTAATCGAAAGTCTAAATTCCCTGCCATCTGGTTTTCTCCGGGCAATAAAAACCCGCTCAATAGCGGGTAAAATTATGGGCATAAAAAAACCACCTTTCGGTGGTTGGTATTAATATTAAAAAAATAGACTAAGATACTTCCTCAATCATGCTTCCGCAGTGCTTACATTTAATCGCAACCAACTTAATTTCTTCAGCGCAATAAGGGCAGGCTTTTAAATCTGATTGATTTGTAGGCTTTATATGATTTCCCGCATTATGAGAAAAATAATCTTCGGCTACCAATTTTGTAGTTGGAGGTGATTGTTTTTTTTGTTTAGGCTCACTCTGAATCTCAAGAGCAACTCCCTCAAAAGGGTGCTTTGTAATGCTTTTAGCAAACGCAGCATAAACCAGTAAAAGACTACCCATAAACAAAAATACCCATCCATACTGAATTTGTACGGTGCTCATCATAGCTTCCGCCATACCACCAAATGGATTGTCTTTTAACTTATCAGACATATCACCTTTAATGCTGTTTAGCTTATATAAGAGATAAATGAAATCTATCACCACTATTAAAAGTGATACCCCTCCAGTAATTCGCAATGGTTTTAAATTATTCATGAACGCAAGAATTAAGCTAATAATTGTTAAACCAAGCAACACATAACCATCAACACGCCCGCTACTGAATACTGAAATAGAGCCTACTATCGGCATACTGACTATGGGTAAAAAAACCCCAAGCAAAAGAACAACACCACCAGCAAGACCAACTAATTGTTGTTTAGAGAATTCCATCCTCATCGCTCCCAGTTAATGCTATAGACAGCGCCATCAACGACTGTTATTTCGTACTTCACATTATTGAGCGAATAAGAATAAGTGATTGCTTTGTGTGGCCAACCATTGCGGTCATGAATGATGTGACTGTATGAAGAGTCTGGATTGCCAAGCACATCAATCATCTTGCTATATGAATGCCCACGTTCCACAAAACCTGTACTACCCCGAACTGAATCAGTACTTACAGCATATGCAGATGAACATACTGCCAACATCATCGCTAAAATAACTTTTTTCATGATTTTATATCCCCGTTTTCAAAGAGAATATCTAATCATTTGGTAAAAGTCACCTGCATCTTATTCCTTCAGCCCCTCAAAGAACTTTTTGAATTCCTTAGTATTGGCATGATGGGCTGACCGGATCACACTCGATAAATACTGCAGTTTGCTTTTATGGTCTTTTTGGGCTGATTTTAAGTACTGATCAAATGCGCCATAGGTCATGCTCATAATGTCTTCGTGACGATGACCGGCACTGATTAAGTACTGAAATGAGTCGAACCAGGTTGATTCACTTGTTTGAGTTTTCTTCGCCCCAGGCTTTGGCTTTTCATATTTGAAATAAGTATGGTTTACACTCAGAACCGCTTTAAGTAGTTGCTTAAACTTTTGCTCATCAGTGGCGAGTTTAAAGAGTGACTCGTTATCCAGATCGGTTACACATGCAATTGTCGAAATAACCTGCACACCATGAGCCGAAAATAACTCATTCAAAATCTCATCTGAATAATCTCTATCTTTAATGAAGTTTTTAAGTACTTCCGCATGCGTAGCCCAAATATCAAAGTCTTTCATTTGGATCTGGCGAACTTCGATGTCATCAAGCGTAATGCTTCGATTTGTTGCTAAGAAAAAATCATTCATGATGGAATCTCGGGTATAAATTTCAGGTATTAAAAAAGCACCCTAGGGTGCTTTACTTTTAACTCAACAAACACCCAAAGGCTGTTCATCTATTTATTCCAATGGATGATATGATGGATTACCATATCCCTGTGATGAATTATCATCTTGGTTTTTAAGCCTTGGGGCTTCTTTTGTTAGTGCATCAGGTGAATATGTGGCAGATTTATTTTCATTTCCAACAAACCATACACAAACCACTGCTTTCGCAATCATTGATGGCGTGATTGCATTAACCGTCATCGCCGGCCCACCAGACTTCAGATATACAACATCACCAACTTTTAAATCACTCATTACATCCTCACTATTATAAAGTACGAACTTCCTTTATAGCGGAAATTGTTTATTTATCAAGTATTAAAAAACCTCCCGGAGGAGGTCTAGTTCTTTATCTTGCTTCGAACTCTTTGTGCTTCCAAGATCGATTGTGATTATACGAGAAACTCATATTCTCAGATTCATAAGTTCTTTCTTGATGATTAAGCTTTTCAATCATCTCCATAAGAGCGCCACCACCGTGCGATTGCTCTTTGTAGAGTGCTCTCAAGACAAGTTCCGCAGGTTTTCCAATAGCTACTCGGTCTGCTTCCCAGTTACGAACTGTGGATTCATTAACGCTCAATATGCCTGCTAGATTTTTCTGTGAAAGATTTAATTCTTTGCGCAAGAAACGAATTTCTTCACCATTAAGCTCTGGTTTTTCATTAATCAAATATAAGCCGATAGTTTTATGAAGCTCATTGACTGATGAAATTGATACCAACTCACCATACTCTTCATCAACTTCAATTTCAAAACCATCAAGAAGCCAAACATTGCTTAAACCACACTCTTCATAGTGATACATAACTGTGCCTATTCTTTAAATGTAGTAACAACAATTGAGAAGTCCCCATCTTCACGACATTTAATTACAACCGTTGTCGTGATATTTTCCCCAGCAGTACGGACAGTAACATTTAACTTACTATCTCCACGGGTATCTGGATAAGGACCCTCAGTAATATCTCCATGCTCAAAACAGCAAATGATTTGCTTCAAGGAGATATGACGTTCTTTCATTCGCTGTCTAACATGTGTTGAAAGCTTAATCTTGCTAGTATCCTTAGCCAACTCTCGCAGCTTTCGCCTAGCTTCAATTTCGGTTAAACACATAAATGACACTTACAATTAGGGTGAATGATTAACGTCACTACCGTTAATAATTAGCGGTATAGTTGTAACTATATTCAGTATTAACATCGTCGTCAACAAAATGTTTACTTTCTATTGTCAAGATTCGTTAACACATCAAAGCGTCGCTATGTTCCTGATAACGTCGTTAAACATCTTCATTAGATTCCATTTTTCAAGAAACCACCCTAAGATGGTTTCCTAACCCGACTCCCCAACCGTTTCCGACTCTCATCAATAAAAAGATTATCTAGATCAAAGAAAAGACATTAAACAGGCACAAAAAAAGACGCTTATGCGCCTGTGGAGTTCTTTATGCCTGCTTTGGTTTATGCTGCTTTTGGAATTGTAACCATATAACCGTACAACCCAAGGTTGCCATCAACCGCCTTAGCCACATCAGACAAAGCTTGACCAGAAATTGAGTAAGAGCCTAATTCTTCATGAATTAACGGAAACTCGGTTTCAGGTGATTTTTTAGTACGATGCAGTGTCACGGCCACATTGTCACCATTGGCTGTATTAATGCCTTTGAAGAACAATTGATATTCAGAGCTAAAGTCTGAAGCTAATGTTGTGTGAGTTACAGCGCCAGTCGTGAATTTGGCAACAACAGGTGTGGAGATATCCTCCTTAAATTTCACCGTACCAAACACCAAATCTACAGTGTATTTGCTTTCAGCAATTGCCACTGCTGGTTCAGCAGAATCAGTAAACGTGACATCACTTAAGTTGTAGCCGCCAAGCTTGATTTCATCACCAGCCTTAACAACCCCTAAAGACTCCGTCTTATCGGTTTGAATAGCAACTTCGTAATTCATGCCCGATAAAATATACTTTAGGTTCTCTTCATCCACTTGTTCGAGTTGACCTGAAAAGTTGACTGAGGTTGTTTGGACCATGGTAAAGTCAACAGTTCGCTGACCAGTCATTGATTCGTTGTGCTCGATAACCTCAGCACCAATTTCCAGACTAAATTCAGGCACATTACCAAGCTCACGCATTGCGCCAACTACACCAGCCACGATTGGGGCAAGATAGAAGCGACCTTGCAGTGAAATATATGTCTTAGACATTATTTTGATACCTCTTTTTTAACAACTTTCGCTTCAGGCACTTCTTGAATCACGCCATCTGCTAATAATTTTTCGATTTGCGCTTGAGGTAATTCGGCAATCACATCACCGACGCCAAAACGCCCCACTGGTTTTAAAGCTTTATATTGCTTCACCATACCGGCTCCTAATTAATAAATTTGATTTCAAATAAGAAAGGGAAATATGCAAAGCCTGCCGATGAGCCAATTTGCACACCCGCATCAACGCGTTCAAACGATCGAAAACCTGCAACTTGAGGGTTGAAGCCCTGCATTTTGCTAAGCAACTCACGAATCAGCGGATCTGCTTCTTTGCGAATATTGCTCGTTTGATCAAGTTGCGATGATGCATCACGTACAGCTAAAACAATGAGCCACTGCTGAGTGACCGTGTTTGCTCGGCCCTGCCCGACACTCTCACCCACTCGATCACCGACATAAATCACATTCAGAGCAGGTGCAATGTTCGTAATCTGAAGCATGTCATCAACACTAAATGGTGTATTCACCGCCAAAATGTCTTTATTGGTTTCAAGCAATTCAACAATTTTGGGTTCAACTGCAAAATAATCACTTAGCATTGAGTAGCAGCTCCAGTAAATACTCTTCAATTTCAAATAGAACTTCTTGAGAGTCATCAACTGACATACCAAGAAATGGCCGTGGTGGAATAATGACGCTTTGAATTTGAGCCCAGCCACCCATCGTTGTTTTGAACTTTAAATATTTTCCAGTTTTAGCTCGGATTGTTGCACCGAAATGCAGAACTGGAGCGTAGAAAACATTAGTACCTACAACGACACGCTTACCCCCATCAAGCACGGTGTACTTGATTGAGTTGTAGAGTCGACTGGTATCACGCAGAGTGGTTCCACCTTGAAGCTTTGCACGCCATGATTTTTGCCATGGCTTATCATCCGTACCAATACCTGTGTTAATACGCTGTTTTGTATTGTGTTCAAGCACTGAGCCGATGTTATGCATCAACTTGGAATGGTCACCAGCTTGCTTTAAAACCTTGTTTAACCACTCTGTGATCTTTTTTTGACCATGAAATTGAATAGAGTCAGCCATAGTTAAATGCTCGGCATATTATTCAAGATTGAGTCACCAAACACGCCACCGGTATACGAAGTGCCAACCGGCGCTGTCGAAGGTTGTTGTTTTGGTGGATCGGCTAGGGTTTCGTTTGTCGCTGCATCTTTAATTAATAAAGATGCTTTGTTATCGGCTACACGCCTTAAGAATGCGATTGCATCCTCATAACGCTTTCTAACTTCGTCTGATGCACGAGATTTCCAGAGCTTGTATCGTGCAATATCACACACCAGGCGCTTGAGATTCTGCGGTGTTTCGGCGATGGGTAGCGAGTAGCGGACAGCAATATAGCCGTCCACCTCTTCACATGCATCTTGAAGCGCCGCATCAACACTCATTGAGCCTTCAGCTTGTATATTCACTTCAAGTTGCTTGATTTCACGTTCACCGAAGCGCAGAACCATAGCATTACGGTCTGCGTACATAGATCACCTATTTAGTTTCGTCCACTGTCTTATCGCCAGCTTTGGGCTTATTAGCCGCCTTTTTCAAAGCTGCCTCAGAATCCGTCAATGCCTTTTCAAGCTCAGCAATCTTGGCCGTGAGCTCAGCATTTACCTGATCTGATTTGACCTTTTCATCAGTCATAAGCTTGTTTGCTGCAGTCAGTTCTGTGTTGGCCTTTTCAAGCTCAACCAAACGAGCAGCAGCGCCATCTTCTTGGGCATCTTTAGATTCTTGATACTCTTCAATAGCTCCAGATGCTAAAAGGGCTTGAATACGTTTCGCATCAAGCCCTTTGATTTCTTCACCTGGCATGAAATGCCCGATGGATTGTTTTGCAATATACTTTGGCATGCCTTGCTCCTTATAGGGTGATAAAGCCAGTACCACAAACCACACCGTTCTTGTTAGACGGCACAACCAGTGGAGCAGATTCAGTCATCAACATGATGCCGCTTGGATCTTCACAGTACCATTGGCGATCAAAGTACTGTTGAGCTGCACCATTGGCCAACATGTTTTTGATCTTGCAGTGTGCAACCGAGCCATTAGTATCAGAAATCAACGAGAAGAAATCTTTAGGAATAAAACGATTAACCTGACCTTTTGCACGGTAAGTCGCGTCATATACCCAGAATTCAATTCCGTCAAAAGTACCTTTAAAGGTCGCTGACTCTTTAACACCGAAACTTGGCGTAACTGGAACAGAGATACCAGCATATGGAGTGATGAATTCTTTTTTGAATTCCGCATCATTCCACAATGCAGCCCATACCGAACCAGACATGATGGCTTTCTTAGCCTCACCACCATCAGCGGTTAGTTGAAGCTCAAGCATGCGCTTAATATCATCAACAGGCTTAGCACCCACTTCATTCCATTTTATAACAGGTGTGTAGGTCAATGATGCATCACGACGGTAATCCACCAGATTGTATTCATAGTCATCAGAATGGAGTACATATTTACCGTTTTTCAGTAAATCGATAGCCATCATGAGCACTGAGTTATCAATTGCATCATGGTTGCGTTTCATCACTGAAATTTGAGAAATAACCATTTTCTCTTGATCAGACAATTGCTGATTACCAGTTGAAATAATCCCTGCTGTACGCAAACGCTCAAGCAATGCAATTTCAAAAGTTTCTGCAGGTGTTACCTGATTTTTAGGCTTGTAGTAGGCTGGCTTTACATGGCGCACTTCACCAGATTGAGTTGTATCAAATGGCTTACCAGGTTGTTGAGGTGATACCAGTGGAGCTAAATCATGCTCAGCGGATAATTCAGCCAAAGGCACGTCATCACGTGTAAATACTGGACGATTTGGGAATAATTGATCTAAAAGCCAAGTATCCATCGGGCGGTAGTTAGAGTGAATTAATGCAAGCTCACCCACATCAAGCAATTCAAGTGGAGCACCTTCAATATTAAAAGACTGTGGCATGTTGTTTACACCTTCGAAAGTTCAATTTTGTTTTTGGTTGCTTTAGCACGTGCTGCGTCATATTTAGCAGTGGCTAGAACGGTTCCGTTTAATGACACAGCTTTAACATTGAAGACACCACCGTAATACACCGGGATCTCAATTCCGCTTGCCGCTTTGATTGTGGCCTCTGCTGCTGTAACATCCTGACCACAGATCACATCCCACGTCTTTTCATCTGCTGCATGTGTTAAAACATTCGCATCAGATAATGTGAGCAAGTCACCTTTTTTGTAAGCAACAGCTGTCGTCACTTTTGCATTAGCACGACGCAATTTTTCATTATCAAGGACCAGTTTTTGAGACTGAATCGTGATAGTTGGAATAACTTGGCTCATGAATTACTTCCCCTTTTGATTCGCAAATGCTTGTGCACCCGATGTGAATTTATGTTGATCACCTCCACCTTGATGACCACCCTCACCACCCGTTGCTTGATGACTAAATAAATGCTGGAACGCTGGATTTACACCTGGTGTTTTTTGTTCTGGTGATTTAGTCGCTGAAAACTGGCGAAGCTGTTTAGCTGTAAATGCAAAAACTGAATCGTCCATATTTGTATAAGCAGTTTTATCGTCAGCGCTAAACTGTGTTTTAAGTTCAACTTCTAGTGCAGCGATATCATCAGTACGCTTTTGTGCTTTAAATTTGTTTAGCTCAGCGAGTGCATTATCGCGCTCAGTCTCAGCCTGTTTTTGTGCGGCTTGCGCCTGTTCTAATTCGGTCACGTCTGTGTCCTCTTTGGTTGGGTTTGGATTGGCTTTGCCTGAGAAGGCTTTAATCGATGTATTGCGATCAGCACCTGTTGAACAGATCGTGAATTCTCGAATACGGTTTTGACGGAAGATTGTGATTGGGCCTTCAAATAACTGGCCATTCACAGTAACTGTTTTGCCTTGTGATACTTCTTCGACAGATCCCGGATCGATCATCATCGACATTTGGAAAGGAAAACCATCATCAGAGTCTTGGACAATTTCTTGTGCTTTCGCATTTGTGAGAAAATCGCCTGATACATCAATTTTTCCGTTTGTATCTACAGCTTGAACAACACCAATTCGACTTGAACCAAAGTGCTCTTCAAGTAAGGCTGTTGGCTTATCAATCTCAATACCATCAAGATCAAATACCACACCAGAGCGGCCCCAATACCAGTGACCATCTACACGACCACCAGCATAGGCAGTGCCTTTGAATTTTCGTTTTTGCCCTTCTTCGGCTTTTGGCACTTCAATTGCAGTGGTATTGAATAAATACTTCAGCCGTTCTTCATTTGGATCTGGCATTTTCATGCTCCATAAAAAAACCGCCCTTTCGGACGGTCTTAAATTGATTTTGATTAATACAAATTGAATAACGTGTTATTCGCTACAAAAAGCCGTGTAGCAAGCTCATTTGTCTTCTTCAGTACCACTTCACTATCTGTAATGCTTATGACTTCTAAATTCAAATCAGGAGCTAATAGAGCACCATTCAAGCCATTGATCTTGCTTAAATCGAGCGCAATGCCTTTTGCATCTAAAATCGTGATGCTTTTGCCCGCTTGAGCCGATGTTTTAAATAAAGTCGGTGTCTGGATCCCAATCACATTGCCTTTTTGCAAATTAAGCGAATCAAAACCCTTGATATTGTTTCCAGTAATCTTGGATTTCAGATTCTTGGTAATCAGCATGAGTGAATCAAATGAGCGTTTCATCCAACTAACAATCGAATTATCGTCCTTCACCACAGCATTTTTAAGCAGGTCTGTTAAAGCTTGCTCATCATCTTTCACAAGCTCAGTCAGCATTCGAATTGCGCTCGGTTCAATGTCCTTTTTAGACTCAAGCACACGATCAACAATAGACTCGTTTACTTGTTTAGATGCCTCAGACATAGGTTCAAATGCTTTCACAATTTTTTCATTCGCTTGCTGCGAAGCCAAAGCTTCGTTTTGAATGTCACTTAATTTTCGTGCAAGCAGTGTATTTGTGAGTAATGCATCATCAATCTTTTCTTGAAGCACATTATTTAAGTGTTTGCCATAATTGCCCGGGCTTGTTGACCAATCTTTATCAGGCTGTACATCTGGTAATTCATCATCAATAGTAATGCCTTGCTTTTTGGCTTGCGCTTCAGTCAAAGCATCCACACCGCACCGACATAAAAAGCCATTTGGTGGGTAGTGTGTCAGCCAAAATGAGTCATCGATATGCCTAACAATATTGTTTAAAGCTAAATGACTTGGACGAACTCGACTATCCGTTAATGATGAATATTTCAAATAAGGCCGATTAGCTTTATTCTCCTGCTGCTGTGTCCAGATACCATGTGCATAAGCATTCTGAATATTGGTGCGGAAAATGTTATCCAGGTGGTGCGGACTTAACTCAATTCCCGATTCTTTAACTGCTTTTTGAAACTCTTGAAATGTCGAACCGCTTTCAATTGCTTTATTAGATAGATTAATAACAGTCTTGATCTGATCAAGTGAAGCCAAGCCGCTTACTGTAGTTGCGTATTGTCTTGCATTCAAATCCAGTAAATAGAACTCTTCAGGCAGAACAACACGCTTATCACGAGCATAACGGAGTGCTTCAGTGTAGGTGCCTGTCATGCGCCCACCTAAGCAAAATAAGTTAATAGTGAACCAATCACCAAACCAAGAACAAACACAAATGAAGAGCGCTTATAGTAGGGTTGAATGATCTGAAATTCAGATTCAGGAACAGCTATAATTTTATTTCTCTTTGAGTAGAGAGGATTTTCCTTTAGATGTTGCGATAAAGCTTTTTTTAATAAGTTTTTATCTTCTGCTGTGACTGATTGAGCGGAGACAACTTTAGGCTGACCAATCGGCACCAATGGTGGTGGTGCAACAAACTCAGGCTTAGCCTCCTTGTTACAACCACAAGGCATGTACCCATTCCCATTGCGACCATTGAACCTATTTTCACAACTATGACATTTACTCATTATTTAGCACTCCGCTGAACATACCCAACCACATCAAATAAATATAAAGCTCTTGCCATGGTTGCATTGAATTTCTCAACCGATTCACTCGACATGGATTCGTATAACTTTGCTTGCAGATCATTAACATTGGTAGATGACTCAACTACTTTAAGCAGCTCACTTTCTGAGAATAGTTGCTTATCGATTACATCAATTTTGTCATCCACTTCACGCTGATTAGCATCCAATCCCCGCATGTCAGCCTTAAAGTTGAATGCTTGGCGCGGTAATGCTGTGAATTGAGTATTGGCTGGAATCGATTCGGTACGCACTTTAAAGTGTTCAGGCTTGAGTCCGTATGTTTCTTTGATGTATTGATCATTAAACTCAACACCAAGCGTTTTGAGCTTTAAATCACGCTCAACCACTTTGATATTTAAGTCTTGCTCACCACCCAGAATAATGGTGTGCTTTTCAAAGCCATTGAGAAGACATAGCGCATTAATGATGTCCTGAACGACTGGTGTAATCATCCGCAAATCAGAATTACGTTTATCCATACGTACATTTTCATGTACCTCACCCAAAGCGCGACTACCACCTCCATCATTACCTGATGTTAGTGTTTGACCCAATACGACTTTTTGTACTCGCTTGGTCATGACTGTATCAAATGCTTCGAATGCTGATGAGCCAGCGCCTGAGAAGTTGGTCCCGACGGTGTTTATGTCATCCTCAGAACCGATAGAGATAACGGATTGAGAATGGGCATTCAGCAAAGCACTAGTCATTGCATCAATATCCGCTTGAACACGTCTGTCGCCACCGACCTTACCAACCAACAGAGGCGAGCCAAAACGTTCAAGAAACTTCACCCAAAACTTAGTTGAATTGGTTTTAAAGAACCACACCCAATAAAGCTTTGACAGCAATGGATCACCATAGGGTTGCTTGTAAGAAGGTTTGCGTCGAGTCAAAAAGAACTTCAATGGATAGGTTTTAAATACATCAACTTCAGTATTGGATTGAGGTTTTCTAAAGATTAAGCCACCGGTATTTTTTGGCTCAAACCACTCCATGGGCTTGGTGCCAATTTCAGCAATCGAGAACCGATTATTTTCATCAATGAAATAATTAGCTTCCAGTACCGAATAACCATATGGGCAAGCATCCCATGCCCCTGTCACAATCTCGAAGTGCCAACGGGTAAATAGCTCTTTTAGAAATATGGTTTGCTCACCATGATCCTCGACAAATCGCCACGGCGCGTTCAAGACTGCATCTAAGCGGGTTTCCATAGCTTGAGAGATTTCATCATCAGCCATCAAAACTGATAGGCGCTGACGCGATACACCAGCTTGCTTTAATACCTCATCAATATCTGCAGCACGACCCATTGCAAATGAAAGTGTTTCGACCGCAACTTCCGACATCAAGCCTGCTGATTTCGGCTTAGTATCTTTTTGCTTGTTTTTAGATTTTGCCATTTTAAAAACCTTAATAAGTTCGTGAGCCACCCCCACCCGGTCTAACTCGTGCAGGCCCTTTAATATCGCTAAAGCAGATCATCACGCCATCTGCCCTATTGGGAGATAACGCACCATCGGGTTGCTTGTTGACTAAAATCTTACCGGCACCATTTTTGGTGTAAGTTGGTTGCGATAGCTCGCGTTTTAATTGTTCAAGTTCTCGCTTATCAACGTCTTGAGTTGAGAGTGAAATCAGAGTATCTGGGTCAAACTTCATACCTTGAATTGCACGATATGTATTTTGGAATCGGATGCGTAAAGACCACCACATTTGAGCTTTAAGATTTGCAAAGAAATCAATATTTTTACGTGCCTCAACCATTTCATGATCTGGATTGTGTACAGCCCCTGAACCACGGAAAGGATCCGCTTGGATTTCAGTGATACCTTTAGTTCGGTTTTGCTCATTAATGACACGAGCATCACCACGTACACCTGCTCCAAGGCCATCAGCATCGTAATAAAACATATTGAGTTTATGGTCTAAGCAAAGATCAATCGCTTTTTGAGTGGTCCCAAAGATGTCATCACCAACGCCCGACCATGTTTCCAGGTACTGCAATACAATGCCGTGACGTTCTGCAAATGAGTTCTTATCTTTGCCTTCATCTGCCACATCAAGTGCCCCCATTCGCTCACCTGAAGGTTGAATACCCAGCTTAAGATGAGAATCAACAGCAGCTTGCACCCATGCAGATGGGATCAATACACCTTCAACCGAAGCCGCATAATCAATATCAACTTCTTGGGCTAAAACAATATCGTCCAGTGTTGCGAGTTGCTTCTCATACCATGGATGAATCAATTTTCCATTAAATGTGACAGTCCAGTTTTTATCCGGGTTATCACGCCATGCCATAGTAAATACTGCATAACGGCCACTGAAACGATCCTGGTGAAACTTGTCACCGATACCATTAGGTGTTGACCCTTTGATGTGCACATTGGTGTTTTGAGATATTGCAGCATCTACAGCTTCCTGACGTTCAACAAATGCCCATTCATCAAGAAAGTACATTGTTGTACGGCCACCACGACCAATGTTATCGCCTGCCTCGCCCGTGACTGTTGCGCCATTATCAGGATTGATAATACGCATATAGTTATCATGGACCTTCTCAACAAAGCTTTTAGGCTTCATCCAATTAGGCATTTTTGAGAACATGTCGCGAAACTTGTGAAGTAGTGTTTTTGGATCGCCTTTCTTATCAACCAGATCCTCTTTACGACTACCGACACCACCTGCAAAGCCTTCGACAAATAACCAGCGATGCAAGTAAAAACCCAGAACAACATAACTCATGCCTTCATCACGGCTTTTTTCAATCAATCCGTGTGTTTGTGTGCTCTCGCGCTCAAGCAACCAGTTTACCAAGTCAACCTGACCAGGACGCAATACAAAAGGAATGTTTGCAGGTAAACCAAACGGCATACCTCGCGGATCGTAAGTCCATATCCAATGATTAAACCAATGGACTGGATCATTCCTGCATTTATATATTTCGGCCTGTCTACTTAGCTCATTTTGCTCAATCAGCATTCTGTAGTAATAACGCCTTGTCATCTCTTCAACGACTTCAGGTAGACGCGTGTTAATCGTCCACTCTTTAATTAGTGGCGCTATATCTTCAATTGCATAAGTCATAACTTGCCATTAATTGCCAACCGTGAAAGCTCTTGCGCTGTTAGGCCTTTAAGCTCATCTGGTGTGAATTGGTGTGTTGATTTAGTCTCTTGTTGAATAGGACCGCCATCTTTACCGGTGATTTCTATTTTCTTCTCGTAATGTCCTTTCATGATCTTTTGTATCTGATCAATCAATTTAATAGACATCACCACATTGCCTTTCTTTGAAACCAACAAATCACTAAGGATCTGCAATTGAACTATATCGTTGGCACCAATAATATTGTGCAGTGGTTGGGCTAAATATTCCTTGCGAGCCAAGTTGAATAACTCGACAAGTTCTTGCGCTAAATCAGCACCAGCCACTTTCGTTGGATCGTAATACTCCACTTGCTGAGGTGAGACATCTAGGTTAAATTTTTCCTTGATGCTCCCCACCACCTCCGATATAGGCATAAACTGCGCAAGTGACCGAACAATAAAGATTTTTTCTGCTTTTTTAAGCCTTGCCATAACTCACCATCCATCAAGGATTATCAAGGAAAGTGGGCAAAAAAATTTAGCCGATGACACAGTTCCCACAACACGCAGCAATATTAGTTTCTGATACAAACGGCGCATTCTTGGCAATTTCCAAAAGTCTTTTTACTGACTCATCCGCACCCCATCGTTTTGTCTCGCCAAAGAACACTTCGACATCGTGGCCAGCTAAGTAATGTTTTGGTAGGCCTGTCATATCGCTATAAATGATTTCGCCATCTTCATCGCGTTCAACGCCGATGTGATAAAGCTCATGTTCAATCAAGCGGCAAAATTCACGATCAGATGTTTGTTCGCAAAATGCAGCATCAACTGTTATGAGGTATTGAGGCACAAAACCAAACCAGTCTCGCATCTGTTGTTCTTGACGTGCTTTTTTCCATCCGCCCTGGTTAAACATGACCTTTTCACATTGACCCAACACCATACGTTTTTTAGCTACGGCGGCAGATGACGCCCATGTGAATGCAAGGAACTCTTCATTGTCATGCAATAGCTCAGCAATATGATCGTGATCCGGGTTATGAAGTTCACCACCAATGGTCAGCCAGTTTTTAACTACCCATTCTTTTAGATCTACGGCGGGTGCCAATCGAATCGCTTCTTCTTCCTCAGCCTGGTCAATTAAATCAGTCGGTGGAAATGGTCTGATCTGGTCCATGTGATGCCTTTAAAGTTCTAAGCCAAGTTGTCGTACGTCCCATTGAAATGTCAGCACATTCAAAACGCATGTATCGATATCCCATTTCTTCAGCATGGTCATAGCGATCAATGCTCCAAGCTTTTGTAGCAAGACGACCTTTACGACCACCCGACCATGGGCCACTGGCGATTTCAATCAACATTCGATATTCAATAAGGTGAAGATCAAAACGCCAATGTTTTGTGCTTTTGAAATGAAAATATTCTTCATACTTAATTTCCATGCGATCAAGGATTTCTTTAAGCCGATCGAATGCTTCTAAGTATTTTTCACTAGGTTTAGGAAGTGATTTGTTTTTTACTTTTGGCTTGCAGGGTTTTTTGCGTGTTGCAGAAAAATATTCTTTTTCATCCATTCAGCATATTTCTTAAATTTTTTGATCGCTCTTTTAACAAGGCAATCTTCCGATCCACCATGATCATCTCATCACGTGACAGTGCTTGCCATTTGGTGATTTCAGTTTCGTATTTTTCGATATTCCGTTTTGCTTCTACCTTGTCCATGATGCCAACCTTTCGGTATTCCCGGATAGTTAAAATAAGAAAAGAAAAAACCCTCAACATCTAGAATGCGAGGGGCTTTTGTGTGCCGTAATACGTCCGGCAATTTGGAGAATATGTTAATAAAAAAAACCTGCTTAATTCTCCCAAATTAAGCAGGCCTATGTCATGTCTAAAAATCTATTTACTTGTTTTTATGTGCAAACATCCTAGCAGATGATTTGTGCATCTGAATGTAATTATTTGTTTAACATATCTAATATTTGGCTTAATAAATAATCACTTAACTTCTTTCAAACAATCACGACACACTTTGATTTCGTCATCAATCGTGTATTCAATTTCTGTCGCACCATGAAGGCCGAATAAGCACATTAATAAACGGAACATATTTTCTCCTGACAAAAAAAAGCCCACATCAAGGAAAGAGCGATGCGGGCTTGAAAACTAAAGACCTTGAAAGGTCATTCAGAAACTACAGCAGTTTCTGTTTGCTATTTTGTACACTAATCAAATAATTTTCAGTGGCACAATGTACCAAAATCAAAAATAATGTTAATTTAATCACACTATTAGGAAAACTTAATTAATGATTTATTAAATATTAAAAAAGCTCACCATTCCGTTCATCTGCTCGATATGGTCCCTTCATTTGTGAAGGTACCGTCAGCAGGGTAAATGTCTTTTTATAATTTAATTCCCGTGAATTATAGGGAATTAGAATCTGGGTGCCCTGATATTGCTTACACAGAACATTTCTCAGGGCATAAACAACCCAACTATCCGGTATTTCCGAATAGCTGGGCCGAGTAGTTTCGCAGTTAAGGCTGACTAATGTGTTAAGGGGTCGCCACTCCCGCATAGTAAATACTCACCTCTTTAGGTGGTCAAACCAAGGGTGGTGTTTATGCATCAAACTCCGCACCCTTCTACTCACTTTGTTGACTAAATAAAGCGCTTATCAACTTTGGTTTAAGAGCCTGATAAGTAGCTCCCTGTTTGCTTGTTTAGACACACATACAAGCGGATGTTGATTAGGCTAATGAAACCCTGTCTAACCCTTTACGCACCCATGATGTACTAACTCTATTGAATCAAGGCCAAAGGCTGAGGCAATAAAAAAGCCCACCATTTGGCGAGCTTCTTTATTTTAATTAAATCACAGAGTATTAATTTCTTTTTTTAGAAACTCATAACCCTTGTTAACAAAAACAGTGGCAATTTCACTACCAATATTTTGATCTTGATTTAATTCAGTTTGAATACCTTTATAAACATTATCAACTGCAAGGTTGAGGCTGTATCTAAGAATATTCTCAAAAAACTGTTCCATATATAATTCCTTTTAAAATGGTTATTTAAGCAAATGCACATCCTGTGCAAATATACTTGGTCTCGGTTGAACCGTAGTACGACCAGTATAGAAATAAGATACCCTACTTTCCGAAATAATGGAATCCCTATGCCTTCATTTCTCTGTAAGTATTTTTCTTATACAGCTCAATAGCTTTTGAGGCTTCATCAATTGCTGATTCAACAGCAATCACCATTAAGTTTTCATACTGTTTCCAAGTCTTGCGATATATCTCCACACCCATTTGATTACCACTAACCCCCGCATAAGCTAAACGCCCTTTGGCAGTGTAGTTATCCTCCAAATCTGGATCTAATGCAAAATCCACAACCATGCGTGCGATCTGCCAAGCTAAGTGATACATAGCAATATGCTCAGGCTCACGCTTCTTATCTTCAGTCGCATTGGCCAACATAATTTTAGCCAGGTGATTACGCACAAATTCATAATCACTTTCTGACTTACCATCAAATACAATTAAAGCTGTCACTGATTTGGCTAATTGGGTATCCATTGAAGCAATAGCACCCAAACGATCTTCATAATTCAATGGCTTCTCCCCCGTACCACGAACACTCGGTTCATAATTGGCTGTCTTAGCGCTAATGCCATGAGTCAACCATTCAAATTGTTCAAATTTATCCGCTACTACATTCATCCCCGATCCCCTACCATCTTCTCAATCTGTTGTATTGCTAAACCTGACTTCACTTGCTCTGTACTGAAACGTATTACCTGGTAACCCATCATTGTTGCTGAGTTATATTTCTCCATATCACCGATATATCCCTTACCCCTTGTATGCCTTCCTCCACTCCAGATCCCACCTTCAACCTCAACTAATATTTTTTTGCCAATAATGTGAAAGTCAGCCTTCCAATTACGTTTGTGGTGAAACTTAAATTCCTGCTCAAATTCTATTTTCAGCGCTTTTAACTGAATGCTTAGTGTTGATTCGCCTTCACTTACAATCTTTTCACCTTTGGCCTTCTTGGGTCGTTTAGTGGCAGTCTTGCGACCACCACCGTAAATTTTTTTGTATTCAGCGAGTGACATGCTGGTCATTTCATCACCAGTCTAAACCTGTTGAAAAATGACTGTGGTTTTGGTCCCACGTACTGAATCCAACCCCAACCTTCACGCCACCAAAACCAATCCCCATTTTCTTCTTTCCACGGCGTGCCATCTGTCTCAGCATGAGTCATGTCAGGTGGAGTCATCCCTACACTCCAAATAACTGCTTTGCTTTACCATCCAAGTAATAGCGACATCCACTGGTGCCACTCCCGTGTCTTCTTACCAAACCTAACTGCTCCAATTCAGCTAAATATCGCTGCACAGTGCGAAGTGAACAATCTGGCATTACCAACCGCTGAATTTCTTTTGCTGTGGCTACCGGCGTGCTCTTAATTGCGAGTAGAGTTTCAACTCCTCGAGCCAATACGGTGCCAGAGGTTTTACTGTCGTTTGCATCTTTCATGCTGCACCGCCTAAACGCTGATCCGCCCAGTTGCATTCAACTACCGTTAATCCACCTTGCTGGAATCGGGACCAAAGACGGTCACCTAAATCTTTTTGAAGTTCATCAAGGGTGAGATTTGAAATAAGCATGGTTGGTTTCATTGCGTCATAACGTGCGTATAAAACTTTGTGAACCAGCTCCAAACGCTTGTCACGGTCATGCAATCCGTATTCATCCAGAATCAATAAATCATATTGAGTGAATTCATAGATCACTGATTTTTCACTTGCGTCTTTGGTGTCCTTGTCCCAAGCCCGCATAATTTTTTGGGCCATCTCTTCGCTTGTGATATAGCGAACGTACATGCCCTTGTTGAGCAACGTGCGAGCTGTAGCACAACTTAAATGGGTTTTCCCTACGCCAGTCTTACCCACCATGACAAAGTTGTTCTTAGCGCCAATCAGGATGTTTTTAGCGTATGAGATAGATTGGTTAAGTGAGTTTTTCTGTCCTGCATGCTGAACGGTGTAATTTTTAAAACCTGATTCAGCATGACGTTCTGGAAGCATGGCACCTGCAAAATGCTTTTCACGCACCATTTGATCGATTTCTTTCTGACGGTTTTTGTTTTTAGATTCCACCAGATCTATGGCGCATTTCGGACAAATCTGATTTGGACCTGCTTGAACTTTTGCAATGTTGTGTTCAGTGCAGAATGCTTCAACCTTCTGAAATCCATCTGTAAGTAAAGCCATGGTATTCATACAAAATCCTCCGGTATTTCAACTGGCGTAACATCTCCCTGGAATTCAGGGATGTTGTTCCATGCATCGTTGACGTTCAGGTTGGGTTTTGTTTGAGCTTTTGGCTTGTAACCACGTTTGACCCATTTCACAAAATTTGAATACATGAGAGTTTCAGTGATGAGGCCTGCTTTCAAACGTGGTTCGTAGTAAGCATTCACTTCGAGTAAAACTTGGTTTACCAGATCTTGAGTCATTGCCATTTCACCAGATCTCTGCAACCAAGAATTCAAAGAATGGAGATCAGGTGTCCAGAGGTTTAAAACTTCGTCAACTGAATGTTCAGGTGAATTTTCCTCTTTAAAGTTTTTTTTAATATTTTCTTTTAAATCTATTTCTTTTACAGAGTGACATTTGATGTCACTAGTGGTGGTGACATTTGATGTTACTGGTGTAGTAGCATTTGATGTCACTGGTGTGGTGACATGGGATGTAACTACATTTGATGTACCTACATGAGATGTAGTGACATTTGATGTTACTGCTTCAATAGAAATTCGATCATCTAAAGTCAAAGTATAAGAGCTGTTTTTACCCATTGTTTTAGTGATACTGATTAGCTGCAATTTAGCTAAATCAGCCATACATTTACGCACAGTTCTTTTGTCCTTAATCCCTGTGATTTTCATCACTAAAACTTCACCTAAAGCTTTTTGCTCAAGGTGGAACCCCTTTATGTGCCGATTTAAGAGAACGATGCATTTGATTGCATCACCACTTAGCACAGCTAAATAACCTTCGTCACAAATGAAGTTGGGTAATGGTGTAAACCCATCATCTTTTTTCAACATAGATTTGCGCTCATTTTTTGGAAAATGAACTACTTGCCCTTGAGGTATCGGTGGTTCATGTGCTAAATTTGATTTCATGTTCATTTTTTCCTTCTAGACTTGTGAACATAAAAAGCCTGATGAATAAGATCAGGCTTTTTCTTTTTGCGTGAATTTATGCATTTGCTTGCTTAAAGCCATATCCGCTGCTTTGGCGTTTTCAATAATGCGATTAAGAATTTCACTTGCCTCCGCATACTCTTGTGGACTCACCATTCCGTCTTCCAAAACCTCAAAAACTTTTTGATTGGCTTTACCCGTTTCAGAATTCATTTGAAGTAATGCTTCAACAATCGTCATTTGACGATGTGAGCCCTCTCCACCTGCTGGCATAAGAACAAAACCAAGCAGGTGCGCCCAAACTTTCAAAACCACAGGGTTTTGTGTCAAAAGCATGATCGCCTCAAACTTCTTAAGACTTGGATCATGGTTTTCCATATTTGGATTGCCATAGTTGCAAATCGTCTTGTGAGCATCACCAGTAACCTGAGCAATATCCTTAGGATCAAATCCTTCAGACTGATTAATCATCTGGTGAATCGCTATTCGTGTTTCTTTCTTTAAAATCATGTGAATCCTTGAATTTGTTCACGTTTCTTTAAAACGACAATCTAGTAATAATTGGTTTAAGCAGTTAAAGCGTCTAAATTTGCCTTTAATTTGCCTTTGGTTTGGACCTGAAGGATTGCTTGGGTTGATGCTGGAATTCCGTAAGAGCGCCATTTACTAATCGCCCCACGTGTTTTCTTTAAGATTCGTGCTAAATCTGCATCGCTCTCAGCTCCGTAATGATTCCTAACGTCATCTACGGTCATATTATTTACCTTGACATACTAAAAGTTTCCTTAAGTAAACCATAAGTTTCTTTTTAGGTCAATAAGGTTGTTTACTATCGGAAACAATAGTTATGGATATTTTTGCAATGAGCAGTGTTTCTGAACGCATCTTGATGAGAATGAAGGAACTGAACCTTCAGCAGGTTGATCTGATTGGAGCTACAGGGCTTAGTAAAGGCACGGTCTCTAAATGGATCTCGGGTGTAAATATACCGAGCGGTAAGAATATTACCTCTCTTGCAAGAGCCTTAAAAACATCACCTGAATGGATTTTGGACGGAGTGGTAGTTCCAGAAAAAAGCAATGCAGATATAGCTAAGATGGAAGTGGATATATACCAGAATGGAGACCCTGTTCCAGATGGGTATGTTGCTATTGATTATTATGATGATGTATTTGTAAGTGCTGGAAATGGCTACTTAAACCTTGAAAAGCCAAGTAATAATAAAATGTTATTTCCTGTTGACTTGATTAGAGAGTGTAATGTCGAACCGTCTACCACCAAGGTAATTCACGTTCGTGGAGAAAGCATGTTTCCTAAATTGAAGGATGGACAAGCCATATCAATTGATATGTCTGCCACAACTATTTATGACGGTGAAATTTATGCTTTTCAGGCTGGAGATGACACCAAAATTAAATACTTATTTAATTGGAATGAGCAAGGTAAAGGTGGATTTAAGGCCGTCTCAGCGAATTCTGATAAGAATCAATTCCCTGATGAATACTACTCTCCCGATCGCATTGAATCAGAAGGTGTATCCATATTAGGTCAGTATTGGTGGAAACAAGTTGTGAAACGCATACGACGCTAAAATAAAACAGGAAAGCATAATGATCGCAACCCTTAATAAATCCAAAACTGCGCTAACGATTAATCGTCAAGAATTTAAGTTGGCATTAGATAAAATTGGCGCAGGAATTGATAAACAAATAGCCTCGCTTAAAAAAGCCAAACAAAGCTATGACGCTGCGGAAATGGCACGCGAGGTCATTAGTGAAGCAAATATCTTTGAAGCTATCATTGAAGGCTTTAACGAAGCAGAAGAGATCAATCTAAAGCTAACTGACATAACCAACCTTGAAGTGGCGCAAGGGTGGATAGATGAGTTTTTAGAAAAGTATTCAGTTATATAAATAGTCCTGATCAAATTTGCTGGCTGAATTAAATAACTGCGAACCCGAAGCGACTTTGATGGACTAAAAATTGGTTGGCAAAGTTGTTGGGTTATATAGAAAAATTTAAAAAGTAAGTCACCGGTGGTTTGGGGTTGTGGTGACTATTAATTTTTTATGCTTTTTAGAACATATATAATTTTTTATTTATGGGGTTGTAATGAAATATATAAAGTTATCAGAAGTGTCATTTGATAATTTAGGTATAAGAAAACTAAAAAATTTTAGTATTCCTACTACTGATAGAATCACTTTAATAGCTGGTCATAATGCTATAGGTAAATCAACTATATTAGGAATAATTGCAAATAGCTCTGGTATTAAATCAGCTGACTATAAATCCTATTTTGAAAAAGCTTACCAATCAAAATTCGAAGAGCTGTTTTTTCTCGATAATTCTGAAATATTACCTCCCGGACAAAGAGGACACGCAACACTTACCTATCACTTAGAATTAGAGAATGATGAAGGTTATGAATTTTGTACGATTCATAGAAAAAAGTGCAATATTAGTAAAAATACTACTACATCATCTATCAGACCACGCTTAATTCCAAGAAGTGAGGATCGTACACAAAGTGAAGAGTTGGGTATCGGTGGCGGTGATGGGAAAATTCCATTACCTACAATTTATCTGGGTATGAGCCGAATGACACCAATCGGTGAATTTGAAGATCAAGATATCAGCAAAAAAATTCTAAGAAATATGGATGATAAAGATAAGAACTTTATCCATGAAACTTTTAATAAAATCATTCGAATCAATAACTCAACAAATGTTGAAGTAGTTGATCACGACTTTAAGGGAAGTAAAAAAAGATCTAAAGTTCCAAATATGGATTTCAATACTCTCTCTATTTCTTTAGGTCAAGATTCTGTAAGTGCAATAGTTACAGCTTTAGCCTCATTTAATAAATTAAAACGAGAATTAAATGAATTATATATCGGTGGGATTTTGATTATTGATGAAATTGAATCAGGGCTTCATCCTAAAGCTCAGATGAATTTGATAAATGTTTTAAAGAAACTTGGGCGTGATTTAAAATTACAGATTATGGCTACAACTCATTCACTCACCATAATCAAGAGTGTCCTTAAAGATCAAGAGGATCAAGGTAGATATGAGGCTCCTAAAGATTCTGTAGTATATTTACAAGATACTCGTATGCCACATCCGATGCCCTTTCCAACATATGAAAAAATTAAAAATGATATGTTATTAACCATAGATGAAGTTAAGGAACTTCCCTCTATTAAAGTTTATTTTGAGGATAAAGAAGCACTATTCTTCTTTCAGAAAATTATAAACTACCTCAATTTAAAGGATGAATTAATTGAATTCGGACGAGCTCTTAATTTAATTTCCGCATCCTTAGGGTGTGATGTCTTATTAAAACTCAATGAAGTTGATGACTATTTTAAAAAAGTAGTAATTATTTTAGATAATGATGTTCTCACTAAGTCAACATATACTGGATATATTAGTTCTCAAAAAAATATACTTACCTTACCTGGCGATAAATCTGTCTCCCCATCAACACAAGCATTTTTAAGAAATCCTGAAAATATTGTGTATAGCTATATCAACGACAAGTTAATCAATTACTCGCAAAACTTAGATTTTTGGGCTAATTGTCAATATTCATCTGACTATGTAGAACAAAATATCCTCCATTTAAAGCCTAGTGATATGTCAAATAATGAAGTAATGAAAAAATGGTTCAACACACATACTTTACATTTTGATAATATGGGTATTATTGAAAAATGGTGTTCTGAAAACGATTCATCTGTTCAAAAATTCAAGCAAGAATTTTTCGAAGTTCTAACATATTTATACTAAAGGCCATCTTAATTTTTATGCGCTTCTCAACTCCATTGCGCTATCCTGGCGGAAAAGCCAAGTTTGCACCTTTTGTTAAAGATTTAATGAAAGCAAATAATCTTACTGGAGACTATCTCGAACCCTATGCGGGAGGAGCTGGTGTTGCTTTAGATTTGCTATTTAATGGTTATTGCCAAAATATTCATATCAATGACTTTGATATTGCAGTATTTAACTTTTGGAAATCAATTACAGAGAATACTGATAATTTTTTAAAAATGATTAAGGATACTGATGTCACAATAGATAAATGGCATGAGCAAAAGCTAATTTTAAATAATCCGGATAAACATAGTCAGTTAGAGCATGGTTTTGCTACTTTTTTTCTAAATAGAACAAATCGTTCAGGCATCTTAAAAGGCGGTGTTATTGGGGGTAAGAACCAAGATGGAAACTATAAATTAGATGCTCGTTATCATAAAGAAAACCTATCAAAAAGAATTGAAAAAATTGGTGAATATAAAGATCGTATCAAAGTCTACAATCTTGATGCTTTAGAGCTTTTAAACCAAGTAGACTTCTTATTACCACCAGATTCACTTATCTATTTAGATCCCCCTTACTACGTTAAGGGGCAAGGTCTTTATCGAAATTTCTACATGCATGATGATCATGTTCAAATTCGACAAACCTTAGATAAAGTTCAATCAAAGTGGATTGTCTCGTATGACAATTGCACTGAAATTAAAGAGATTTACTCAGGATATCGTCAAGAAGATTATGAATTAAATTATAGTGCCTATTACAAAACTAAAGGCTCCGAAGTCATGATTTATTGTGATAAAGTAAAACCAGTAAAAGTAATTAATAAACAAATTGATTTAGAAATCACAGGATAGCAACCGCCAGCGGTGGGTTTCCTTTTATTAATTTTTCTTTATGATTCATGATCCAATAACAACACAACAATAATCATGAAAATAAGAATTCTTACAATCACCCTATTTCTTATCATTCTTACTGGTTGCGATAAACAACCTGATCAGGCAATAACTGAGTCATCAAATAATCAAACTATCACAGCTCAATTTGAGCAATTAGATGAAAAGATTACCAAATACCTAGATCAGCTCGACGATCCCAATACATCGCAAGATGCTCGAATCCAGATTCTATGTAGGGACTACCCTGCGGAATACAAAACCAATTACATGCCATCGCTAATGAAGCTATCACCAGGTGAATACACGGAAGGTAAATTGATAAAGGATTTAGATATAGCATTGGATTACTATAAGAAAAAAGACAATATTCAGTGTTAAGAAAACTGAATTAAAAGCCCGCCTAGTGCGGGTTTTCTTTTGTCTATTAAAGCATAAAGTTTCTATAAAGAATAAAAAGTTTCTTTAAATAAACTTTTCTCTTGACTAAAAAGTTTCCTTTGGTAAACTAAATCTCATAAACAAAGAAAAGCCCCAACGTAGCGGTAACTACTTGAGGCCAGACCCACACCTTACTTGTGAGTGAGATAAGTATGAACCAAACCGCATCCCATAGTCAAACCCCTGAGTTTGGCCACATCCCATCAACAGGGATTCTTTATCAGCAACCACCATCAAGTGTGCAGATTGCTAAAACAAATAAGCGCGCTAAAGCGAAAGCTTGGATGCAAGACATTCTGGCAATCGCAGTAATTCTTGGAACGATTGGATCAGTCCCTTTTATGGTTCGCAGTTGTTCAGATGATGTGGATCGTCAGGAACAAGTTGCTCTTAAACACCAATTGCAGTTTCAGGCTTCTAATGGAGGGGCTCGCTAATGACCGCTTCTACTAAAAAATTCGCTGAATACCTTGGTGGTTATGAACAGAACCATATGTCTATGCGTCTTGGTCACACTGTTTATGTTGAACAAGGTAAAGACATCTTTGCTGAAGACCGTAAAACCGGTGAACTTCATAAAGTAACTCTGGAAGAACAAGTTGCTAAGCCTTGGATCCGCCAGAACTTCGACCGTGAACGTGCATTCCAACGTCGTAAAGCTTTAGCGATTGGTTTGCAAAGTACACATATTCCATCGTATGAGCGTAAAGCATTTAACCGTGCCAAAGGTACGCATGGTTGGTCTAACACACGTGGCTGGAACTAAGGGGAAATATCATGAGTTTAAATATTATTCCGGCTGACCAAGCTTTATTGGTCAAAGCAATCATTGTTTACCTTTACGCTGATCCAGGCTTGGGTAAAACATCAATTGGTTTCACTGGTGACAAAGCTATTTCATTCGACTTTGATAAAGGCTCGCATCGTACTGGTGAGCTTAGACGCGGTGCTGTGGTTCAAGTCAATCAATGGGCTGATGTTGCAAACCTAACCGCAAGCGATCTTGAACCATATAACACCATTGTTATTGATACCGTGGGTGCAATGCTTGAAAGCATTAAAACGCATCTCATGCTCAACAATACCAATAAACAGAAAGACGGTTCACTCAAATTAAAAGCCCAAGGCTTAGCAAACAATATCTTTAAGCAATACGTAAACAGCTTTATTGCTTCTGGAAAGGATGTGGTTTTCATTGCCCATGCATCTGAGGATCAGAGCGGCGATCAAGTGATTTATCGTCCTGATTTGGGTGGTAAGAATCGTAATGAACTTTACCGTATTGCAGACATCATGGGTTATTTAACCACTGTAACTACCGGTGAAGGCAAGAATGCACGTGTCATTAGCTTTAGACCTTGCCCTACTCATCATGCAAAAAATGCAGGTGGTTTGGGTGGTGATACAGGTGAGGTTTGGGTTCCAGATTTAAAAGAAACCCCAGCCTTCTTAGCAGACCTTATTAAGCAAGCTAAAGATCATATCAACACACTTACACCTGATCAGCGCGCAACAATGAAAGCTCAGGAAGATTTAGGAAACTGGGAGCAAAGTTGCTCTGAAATCCAACATGCCGGTGATTTAACCCAACTCACCGAGTCATTAGATAAGTCGCATGTTTATTACCAATCTATGCGTCAGATCATGCTTAAAAAAGCAAAAGAACTAGGTTTCACTTTTGATATTAATTCTAGTCGCTGGATTAATCCTGCTGAATTTTTCGGTATTACCGATGTCCAACGCAATGAACTTCAAGAACTACTTACTCAAGCAAATCTAGATGTTATGAGTTTCTGTGAGAACCAAGGTATTGACAGCCTAATGGCAATTGAAGCGGCAAAATTTAACGATGTGAAAGCTTACATCATCAACACAACTCAAGGACAGGGAGAAATAATCGCATGAATATTTTAAATGGTAATGAAGCTTTTGCAGCAATGATGGCAGGTCGAAATATTCTATGTCGTGCTGTTGGTGAATTAATTGAGTTTGATGATCTAGACCGTTTTCCTGCAACTATCTTTGCCACACCTGGCTATGAGTTCTGTATCAAGGTTGAAACTATTGAAGTAGCCGGTATTACATTTACCAAGCCTTTAACGCTTGATGATGTTCGGGATGGACAGGATGTCTATACGATCAATACTTATGGTTCATCTATATATATTAGTGAATTCGGAAAGATGACTTGTAATGCACTAATTGAATCTATCAACAATGGATTTGTGCAACGTGATGCTGAAAATGCAAAATTACAATTACAGGCAATGTCTAAAGTTTTGGGTCGTGAATTAACTGGTGACTGTTTAGTTGTTCGACTTGGTGATGACAAACCTAAGAGACGCACTACTTCCAAAAAAACTGATCATCAGGCTGTACCAGCTGGCCCGGGTGTTGTTATACCAAATATTGAAAAGCAACCTGAACCAGAAGTAATTCAACCAGTTGAAACAACCACTGAAGCTGCCTCAGTTTCTGTAGAAAATAAGACATTTGAAAGTCAGCCAGATATTCAGATTACTGAACAAGGCCCTATTACTGCAGTAGAGGAAAGTTTGACAGAAGAATTTGTCGAAACCGATGCAGTGAAATTGGTCGATAAGTTCACAGCTCAACTCAATGAAGCTGAAACCGTAGATGCTGTCATGCAGATCCGTTATCAATTAAGTGCAAATGGACATATGGTTCGTGGACAAATCATTGAGCTGAACAAGCTGGGTGAAAAACGTATTGAAGCTTTAAATGTAAGTCAGGTAGTTGAAGTAGTGCCTACTGATCCAGACCCTGTTCAATTATCACAAACAGTTAAAAGTGAATACATGTTGGCCCTTACTGGAGCAACTCAACTAGAGGCTATTACTATCTTGGAAAACGAGATCAATAAAGATTCTCGCTTATTAGATAACCAAAGAGGGATTCTGAATACATACATTCAAACTCGTCGCAGAGTGATTAATAAAGAAACTGAATCTGCAGAAAGAACAGTTCAGGTAAATGAGGATATTGTTCATCAGGAATTGCTGGCTGATCTACTTGATCGAGTGGCTAAAGCAATGACACCTGCAGAAGCGAATGCTCAAATCAAGTACACAAAGTCATGGACTCAAGAACAGCGCACACCTCTCATAAGTGCAATCAATAAACGCCTGGTAGAGCTTAATCCTCCTAAAACTCAATCCTCAATTGCAGTGCGTATTCAAAAAGCTGAAGACCTGACTGAATTGGATGGCTTGGAAATCGATGTGTCGGCATGTGATGAAGATATTCAACCACGATTAATGGAACTGGTTAACAAGCGTCGACTTGAGTTGGATCCGTTCAATATCGCACTTGAGGGATCTTAATGAATTTTAACTACTCCACTATCACCCGAACACTCACAGTGTTCGGGGCGAAGATGACACATATATTTAGCAATGTTGGTGTTGGTGAAATTGAAGTTCTAATCACTGATGCAAAGTTTAAAGAAGCGACTTGGAGAGCATGATGGATATTCAAGAAAAACAAGCTCGATGGGCTTTAGAAAAACCGTTATTTGAAGCTGAGTTTATTCATTCTCACCTGCTTCCATTTTTTAACTTTAATGAAAACACTGGTGATTACGAAATCAAAAGTGAGCTTGTCAACAAAACGGATGATGAGGATCGTAAGGTTGCTTATGAAACTTTAAATACCGGCTGGGCTATGTGGTTACGTGCAAAACGTGACGCCAAAGCCCAAGCGGTGCCGGAAGGGTTTGTTTTGATTAAAAATGACACCAAAACCGTTGTTGCAATTGAGCGGATGGTTGAACAACAAGTTGAAGCAAGTGGAATGGATTCTCGCCGATTGGAACGACTTGATGGTTGGCGGATTATTGAAGCGGCAATCGAAGAACAGGAGCAAAAGATAACGGAATTAAAAGTTGAATGGGCTTGTGATTGTTTTGAGTGCGGACACCATGAAGCAATTATCTACTCCACTGCTTCTGAAGCATCTACAAAGGGCTGGTTCCATGATGGTGATGCTGTGAAATGCTGCAAATGTGGACATACTGGCGAAATGGATGCACGTGGTGAAGATAGCGATATTTGTTGGAATGAGAATGAAGCACAGGAGCCAGCCAATGACTGATTTCAATAAAATTAAAATCACACTGAAGCTATCAATTGGTTTTCCTGTAGCCAATCGCGAAGAGGAAACCTTTCTAAGCGAACATATTTCGGAAGAAGAGTGGAATAAATTGGGCTTTTTTGAAAAAGATGAATTTATTCAAAAAGAAATTCTTCGCGAATGGGCATACGACTATATAGAAATGTCGGCACATATTGAGGAGCCAGCCAATGACTGAAAAACTAGAACAAGCCAAAGACCTCATTGAATCTTTAGCAGCTCGTAAAATTGGCGGTGCACATTACATCATGAATAGTGAAGACGTTAATTTAGCATATGAAGTTTTTAACGATTATGTGGAACGGAATGAGGTGAAAGGCGTTGATGTGAAGTTGCCTTTTGAAGTGAGTTTGGGAGGAGCTAGTTAATGTCTTTTGTGAAGATTTGGGATAAGGAAATTAAAGGCAAGGTTTATGCAGTTGGCGATATTCACGGCTGCTACAACCTTCTCATGAATCACTTGAATGAGATTGGATTCAATTTTGAAAATGATTTACTGGTTGCAGTTGGTGACCTGGTGGATCGCGGTATTCAAAATGAAGAATGCGTAAATCTTATTGATGAGCCATGGTTTACCTCCGTTAAGGGGAATCATGAAGATTTGGTCATAATGGGCGATATCAATCGATCTTATTATAACTGCCATATTGAAAATGGTGGTGAGTGGTTTTATGAGTTGGATTACCAGGTTCAACGTGAAATTATTGAAAAGCTTAAGACATTGCCGATTGCTTTAGAAATTAATTATAAAGGTCGAAAATTTGGTTTTGTACATGGCCATATTGAGCAGAACAATTGGGATGAGTTTAAAAGCATTCTGAATAATTTCGATCAAGCTCAGCACACTATTAAAAAAGAGCGATTCCCTACTGAATTAGCAATGTGGGGTCGTGATCGACTGGATGAAGAAAATCAGCAATACACACATGTTTCAGCAGTGCATGCGGTAATCATGGGTCACACTGTCACCCAAAAACCATGCAAGCGAGATAACTGTTACTGGATTGATACTGGTGCGGTTCATTGGGGAACGATGACAATTTTGGATCTGGAGGGATTGTGATGGGAGCATTAAAATACACAATCACGGTTGAAGCTGATGTAGAGCCTCAGCTTTATCTTGGACAGAACATCTTTGGCGGGAAAATTGTTCAGCTTAAGATGGAGGATTTGCCGGCTTTGGTTCCAGTGTCGTGGTTGGTTGAAAAATACGGATTAGCCAAAACCACAATCATCAAAAAGCTGGAAGGTTATAACCAAGGAACTGAAGGTAAGCATCTTTATGAAACCAAGGTGGCCATGATGATCTTATCAAAGCCACAAAGAAATAAACGCGGAGCAAAACGGGTCAATTAGACCCGTTCAGCATCTCACTGATTTCGCTTGCTGTAGGGTTGTAGTAAGTATTAATCAAAATGCCGGCAGTCTTGTGACCGGTAATTTTCATTAGAATTTCAATCGGCACCTTTCTTAATTTAACTAATCTGGTAATCCCTTCATGCCGAGTATCATGGAAATGTAGTTCCTTGATATTTGCCTTTTTCACTCTTTTGCTAAACGTATTTTGAAAAGTGCTGCTGCTTATATCAATTAGCTTGTCGGATCCATTGTCTGGGATTAGTTTTAATAACTCTTTCGCGCTATCCATTAATGGCACATCACGCGAGTGGCCATTTTTGGTGTCAGGTAAGTGAATATAGTCTTTATGGATATTCAACCTTTTAATAGACAGTATCTCCCCTTGCCTCATTGTTGTCTCAATAGCGAAAAGAAAAGCCCAGGCAATAAAATGCTGTATCTCGGTTGGAATCTGCCCTCTCTCATAATTATGAGCTTCTAGTACCAAATCAATTTCAACATTGCTTATGCGTCGATTTCTTGATTTTGGTTGAGATGGTTTACTGACCATAGAGAAAGGATTGCTTTCAATGAGAAAAAGCTCTTTCTGGGCATAAGTAAAGATAGCCGAAAACAAAGATATATCACGAAGTACAGTACCCACACTCACACTTTTTAATCTTGAGTTGCGCCAGTCGGTCAGGATCTGAGGTGTAATGTCGTGCACTGACATTTCCGAGATAACAGGATAGGTGTCAAGAAACTGCTTGATTGAGATTCTAATGGTTCGGCTAGATTTCTTATGCCTTCCAATTTCCTCATAGTACTTATGCATTAATGCGGAAAATGGATAATGTTGTTTGACTTCGCCTTGATTTTTATTTTGCTCAGTTTTCAATTCTAGAATTTTGAGCATGGCCCATTGCTCACATTCCTTTTCAGTATCTCGCGTAGCACTGATGCGCTTACCATTAAACATCAGTTCAATGCGGTATGACTCTCCACGTTTCCTTGCTTTTGGTAGTTTCATTTCTGGCGTAATCTTGGCGTAAATAGTCTTTCATCTTAACTTATTTTTTGTCCAAAACGTCCAATATGTTCAATTAGAAGGGATTTAATAAGGTGTGTTTTAAGGAGTAAGTGTTAGTCATTTTATTTTAATCTATTGTTTTATATTAGTTTATAAATAAGCCCCATGGAGTGTTATTATAATTCAGCTATTTGGGATAGCACTTAACCATGGGGCTTTTTATTGTCTGTAGGATTTTAAAAACGTATTAACATTTAGCCAAAAAATGCAATGATGCTCTGGATCACCACAGCATTCACAATATCAATAAAAAATGCACCACACAGCGGCACGATTAAAAAAGCTTTATGTGATGGACCATAGCTATTGGTCACCGCCTGAATATTGGCAATCGCTGTCGGTGTTGCTCCCATACCAAAGCCACAATGCCCTGCCACTAATACAGCTGCATCGTAATTTTTCCCCATGATTCTAAAGGTCACAATTGCAGTAAATAAAATCAGTACCGCTGTTTGCGCCAATAAAATGGTAATGAGCGGGCCTGCCAAATCGGCCAGTAACCAGAGTTGCAGTGATAGTAAAGCCATAGATAAATACAGGGATAAAGACGCATTACCAAATACATCAATGGCACGGTCGAAGATATCGACTTTCAGCACATGCTCCAGTACGTTACGCACAATCACACCTGTGCCTAAAGCCCAGACAAAAGTGGGCAATTCAAACCATCTTCCCTGACTGAAGTCTGTCATCTGATTGGCGACAAAAATACACAGGGCAAACATCCCCAAAGTCGACACAGCATTACTGGCTGTAATTAATCGGGTTTTCTTTGGATATTCAAAGGGCGCAGTGTTGATGTGCGATTCGAGCTGCTGTTCATTGGTCTCTTGCGCTACTGTTTCAGCCAGTTGGTTGCGTTTAATCAGGAACTTGGCAACTGGACCGCCCACAAGTCCACCAATAATCAAGCCAAAGGTAGCACTTGCCATACCAAGGACAACTGCTCCCTGGATCGCATATTGAGTTTCCAGAACCTCGCCCCAGGCACCGGCGGTACCATGACCACCCGTTAAGGTGACAGAACCAACAATCAAGCCAATCAATGGATCAAGTCCAAGCGCTGTGGCTAAACTCATGCCGACAGCATTTTGCACGACTACAAATAAAATGACACAGACCAGAAAGATCAGGAGCGATTTTCCACCTTCTTTCAGTTTCAAAAAGTCTGCACTTAAGCCAACAGAAGTAAAGAACATCAGCATCAGGATGGTTTGAATTTGTGCATCAAATGTGGCACTGATATTAAACAATTTATAGAGAATAAAAGCCGTAATCGCTGCGACTAAACCGCCGATCACTGGTTCAGGTAAATTATAATTTCTAAAGAAATTAATTTTGCTAACAAGATACCGCCCAATAAAAAGAAAGAAAACAGCAATTACCAAAGTGCCAAAGGCATCTATTTCATAAGTCAT